ATTATATCTCTACACAGGCGCCAAACGATGGAACCCTGGATTCGTCCTTGGGAACTTTCGGTTTGCATGTGTTTGAACCTCTACAAGCGGGGGCTTCAACCTCTTCGTCTGTCGACGTGACTTTGTTTGTGAAATTGCCAGAGACGGAATTTCACTTACCTTTGGGATTGGCTTTAGCAAAGTCAGCTCCAATGCGTCGGTTAGCGGAGGGTGAGAGGCCCCAGAGCGCGCTATTATCAAAGGTCAGATCCTTTGCGAATAGAGTTGAGTCGGGTTTGGGAAAGGCTAGTAAGATAGTTAGAATATCGAAAGATGCTCTAGATTTGCTTACAGCGTTGGATCATGAAGTTGTTCCGTATTCTCCCGATCCTTATGTGCAGAAACACGTTGGGTATCTCAATTGTGTCGATTTGCCTGTGAAGTTAGATAAACTTGCCTTGGTTTCCCAAGAGCTAGCACCAACCTCCACTGAACACTTTTCAACGAAAGAAGATGAGTGCGACATCTCGTATCTTTTACGAGAGCCGTCTTTCTTTAGAAAGATTTCGTGGGGTATTGGCGATGCAGCCGGGACCCAATTGTATAGTGGGCTAACTGTTCCTACAATGAAGTACACAAACGAGTATACATCAGCGGATACTCAGGGTTTAAAGCTTACGACCCTTGACTGGATTGCATTAGGCATGAGGTTTTGGCGTGGTCCAATTGATATCCATATCAAGCTGGTTACGACATCTTTTGTCACCGGTACACTACGTTTTTCAACCCTCTATGGTACTTTTGCTGATACAGTTACAGATGAGCAAGCTAACTCTCAGTATTGGACCATTCTTGATCTTAAGGATGGTCAGCGTGAGTATGACATTCGTTTAGAGTTTCCTTCGAATACGACCTTAAAAGAAGTCATGCCCATACATAAAGCAGCTGTATCCGGAATCAATCGTGAGAAATACACGCCTGGAATGTTCTATATCCATGTGGTGAATGCTCTTGCGGTTGCTAACGGATCGCCTAACACAGTTGCAATTTTACTTTACGTCAGTGGTGCGGATGTGGAGTTCTATGGGGTTCAACCCATGGGACAACAAATCTCTGGAGCACCAGTGAATCCGACATCGGTCGAGGTTGACGAGCCTGAGGACTTTGACTCACCTCCTCCCCTTGCACAGGGGGAAGTACCGCAAATGAAGGTTTCATTGGGAACTGGAGGTTCTACCCTCAGCTCCGATGTCCCATTAGTACGCATTGTGTCCTTGAGAGATTTAGTCAGGCGACAATATCTCTATATTGGATATCCATCTTCCAGTGCCGTAGGATATACCTATCGAGCTTCTGACATGTTCACACAAACAACGCCAATGTCCTATTGGTGCGGTGGATTTGCTGGAAGACGGGGTGGACTCCGTTGGAAGGTTGTATACAATCAAGGTAATGCGATGGTATGTTATTGGGATCCAAGAGCTGGAGCCTCACTAACGGCGGGGAATTGGACCGCTCCGAGTTTAAACGCCTTTCATCAGATTAGAAACGGCGCCGATACCGCTTTTGAGGTGGAGACCAGTTATACTTCTCAGTACAACTTCCTAACATCTCAGTTTGCGATAGCGAATGCTAATCTTGAACTTTCGAATGAAGGTGTTCTAAAGACTGCATTTTGCCAGAATGCAGCTACCGGAACGCAACGATTCCTCGTCTTTGGTGGAGCAGATGATTTCCGTATGGGAATTTTTCTGGGTCCTCCTATCATTGACGAAGCGGCTTGAGTGGCCTGTTTAATACACTCAAAAGACCTCAACGATGTCTTTAAACTCGTTTCTTTTGTTTTAATTCTTATACACACTGAGTATCCCTCGGGTGTATCTTTTCTAAATCTAATGCTTTTCTATAGAAGACTTTGGTAACGAATTGTAAAAGGGAGCAAGATCCCGTGGAAAGATGTATTATCATCCTGGTTGTGGCGTG